CCTACATCGGAAAATCCCATGATGCTTGCCACTACACTAGGGAGCATTCCACCGTTTGTTGTGTACATTGTGCTTGGTAGTTTTTTTACAATTTCAGCTCCGAACAAGTTAACAAGATCACCCTTGTTCATCCTTATTGGTTCACCGTCTATCGTTCCATTTTTAAAAATATCTAATGCTTTATATACACCATCTGACAATAACTCTTCTTCAACTTGAGCTTTTATCTCTTTACCTTTTTGGCTTGTAAATAACTCTTGCTCTTTCTTCCATGACTTCGCAAGGTTAATACTCATTTTATCTTTAGCTTCCTTGCTAAACAAGTCTCTTAATTCCTGGTATGTCTTAAGTTTATTTTTATCAACTTTACTTTCCATCTCTTTAGTTATGAGACTCTTAATTCCCTGTTCTTTAATTGCTGCATTTATCTCATCTTCAGTGGCAAGCATTCTGTCCATAAGACCTCTAACTTCATCTGTTAAAGGTGCATTTAAGTTTTTGATCTCTCTATATACAGTTATCAACCACGCTCTAAACCTGGAGAATGCTGTTTGTAGTTCCTTGGTCGGTGCTTTACCTTCCATAAGATAGGACTCAAAAGTTCTTGCAAATAACTCATGGTGTTTTGTTTCAATAGCGTTAAATGATTCAACTCCTAAATGAGTTAGAATAGCACTAACATCTTCCATAAACTTCTGCTGTACTTCGGTCCTATTACTTCCTTGAGCAACTATAAAGTTGTAGTCTTCCCTCATCTCTTCCAGGAATAAATGTCCTGTTTCATGTAGGAATGTTGAAGGATCTGCTTTTGCTAATAAGTCGATTCTAAAAAAGTCTTTACCTACACTTATCTGGCCCTTAGGATCTTGTTTGCCACCTTGGAATAAAATCTTTTCTGCTTGTGAGTCTGTATAATTCTCAGTAACTTCCTGTCTATTATCATCGTTATATTCTACGATATCTAAACCTAAGCCTTTAAGTATCTTTTTAGTTTCGTCACTTGTATTTTCTGGAATGATTGCAGCTTGGAACTCGTCTATATCTACTGCCCTTTGAACTTTAGACTCAAAGTATTCTGTCTCCATATTCTTAAGCTTGTCCAGGAAGTCCACGACTTCTTGTTTCGTTTCATCTGATAAGTTATAGTATTGGTCCAGTGAATTGATATTTGTTTCGGCAACTTCTTTTAAGTGTTCAGAGAATAAATCAAGTGAACCCCAACCATCATAGTGCTTAACTTCAGCTTGTACTTTATCAAACAGGTCACCAAATTCTCTATCGATCTCTTCTTTGATAGCCTCGAACTCTTCCTTGGAAACAACCTTGTCCCTGTCTTTTCCCATTTCCTCTATAGACTTAAATTGCTTTGCAACTTTTGATCTAATGCTACCAACTCCATAATTGAAATTCTCACCATCTCTTAGTGATTTCTTCATCAACTTAACTACATTATCTAATGTATGAGGAATGTATCTAATTGCTCCAGTGTTCGGATTGGTATCTTTGAAGACCTTTTCTTTTATATCCAGTGTATCATATACATCTGAGGCATATTGGTCGAACTCTTCAGTGAGTGTTGGATCATCGAATATTTGTTTTTTAATATTAGTTTCGGTTTCTCTCTTATCTATTTCCTGTGTATCATTGATAAGTCCCATATCTTCTTTAACTGAATATAAAACTCTATCAAGATAATGACCTCTAGGATCATCTAGTGCTTCCTGGATATCTGAGATATCTTCCTGATCAACTTTGTTGCCTAGCTCATTTATATGAAACTCTTTGACTAGCTTTACGAACTCCTTATTTTGAGCGTCAAGCATTCCCTGTCCACCAAAGAATTTTTCAAAACCAGCTTCTCTATACGCTTCAACTTTTTCAGGTTCAATTGATTCATATGCAACAATTGGATCAATACCTTTACTTTCAAGGAATGCATACATCAAAGCTTTATCTTCCTGTAATGCTCTTAATCCACTTCCCTCTATTTTATTATAATCTGTACTGTCGTTAAAGATCTCTTCATTTATACTACCAACTATATCTTCATATTTTTTTCTTCCAGCTTTAGGTATTGTGTAATCTATTGATGGATATCTAGGGCTATAAACATCTGCATTGAATGTCTTAGCTCCCTTTGTTTCTAACATGTCCGGTCTTGCTATTAGTGATATCTCTCCAAAGTTCTCTAGTGACTTACCTTTCTTTGTAACTGCTAACGATGGAACTGCGAGTCCACCAACTTTAAGTGCATGTTTTAAATTTCTCTCGCTTAAGTTATGTGTAACGAACAAGTCTTTTATTTCTTCTTTTGTTTTTTCTCCTGGAACTGCTTTGTCTGCATCACTTGATTGACCTTCAATAAGAACCCACTCAGGAAGTAGCCCAACTTTTTGATCTGCAAAAGTAGTGTTAGCTGGATTTTCTCTATTCTCTTTTCCTTTAGGACCATAGTTAACCCATGAGTTTTGCCCTCTGGTTTCCGTTGTCATTGCTCTGGCCGCTTTAGGTGAGTACATCCTAACGTGAGATTGCCATGCATTCTCTTCGCCTCTAGGACCAAAACTAGATCCTTCTTTGTAATGTCCAAAGTAATCGTGAACTATTCTAAAAAGATCATTTGCAGCTAATTGATAACCGTCTATTGACTCATCTGTTTGTTGTAACAATGGATTATCCTGGACTTGATCACTTGATCCAAAACCTTGCTCTGTCGGGAAAAACCACAAGTGGCCATTGTCTAGATCTTTGAACATATCTTGTGATCCATTAGGATACGGATTTTCCATATCTGCTGTAATCATTTCAATTTTAAGTCCGGTATTTTTGATTGACTGGTATTGTGCCAAAGTCTCATCGATCATGGCCTGGTATGCTTCTTTTACTTCCTGGTTTTCAGGATCATGCTTCATCTCTTCAAAGGCTTTTGATATTCTTTTAGCTCTTTGAACATTCACTTTTACATATTCTGATTGTTGTCTTTCTTCAATTCCTGCTTCTTTGAGGTATTCTCTTGCGACTTGTCTTGCTTCTTGGTTGTGTTTGATGCCTTTTGGTTTTCCCTCAAGCTCTGTTGTGATCTCTGGAATCGCAAGTTCATTCTCTCTTTGTCCAGTTTCTCTTCCTTCATTGTTATTGTCCTTGTTAATTAGTTTATCTGAGTATGCAATAAAGTACCTTTCTGAGTCACCAAAGGTTTCTTTTATAAACTTGTCTGGTGTTACAAGTGTTGCTCCATATATTCCCTTACTGTCCAGGAATTGAGATGCTTCCTTGTCACCACCCAACTCTTTAGAAACTGCTTTATATAATTCGTTACCAGTCTTTACACCTTTATATGACTTTGCAATTTCCTTTATTATATCACCCTGTTCACTAATTTTTTTATCTAAATCAAGAATAGGTAAATTTTCCACGTTTAAATCAACTTCTTTAACTGTGCCTTCAGTATCCTTAACCTGGTCCATTGACTTGCGATCGCCAACTTTCTGTGGACTTCTCGCTACTCTCATCTTTCTGTACATGTCTGCTATGGCTTTGTTTGCAGCAAAATATACACCATAACCATGTCTTGTGTTTTCTGCTTTATCAAAATCAAAGGTCTTAAAGTCTTCTTTAGTCCCGTGGTATGCTGATTGAAATAAATCAAAATCGCTGGCCTTATCTTCTTGAATGCCTAGTAATGCCTTGAATGTCTGATCTGGTTCAACTTGTCCTGAGTGTATATTCTCATAACCGTTTTTAAGTCTTTCAATTGCTACTGTTCTGATTCTCTTATAAACTGCACCTTTTTTAGATAGTGCTGTCTTGCCAAAAGATTGCTTGTTCTTGGCTTGAACTTCTCTGTACCATTTAGGGAAAGTACTTTGTTGCATATCAACAATTGGTGCTCCACCTGTCTCCGCTTCAGTAAAGATCTTGTTACCTTTTTCTGATTGTGATATCTCATATATCATCTGTTCGACTTCAGTATCAATGGCCTGTTCTGCTAAAGTTAAAGCTTCACCTTGTAATTGCTCAACCTTTAATTCTTTGATGCCGGCTTTCTTATTATTCTCTTCTTTTAGTTTCTTGTTTTTCAGGATCTCGTCATATGTAGTGTTATCTCTAACTACTTGCTGCCCTGTCTTTCTGATCTCAAGGTTTTGCTCCCTGAATAGCTCTAAAGGATCTTTACCTCTGAGTATTGCTCTGGTCTTGATTCTTCCTTCATATAGGTTAGCTTGTAGCTCCGCATCTTTGTCATTCATTCCAGCTAATTTTAATTGATCTTTAACTCTAGATTTTACTTCTTTTGCTGATTGAATAAACTCATCATCCTGCAATTTTGCTACTTGTTCGGATAATTGTTTCATAACCGATGGCAACTCATTCATGGTTTTATTTGCTTGATTTAAGTTCATGCCATCTGATCTAGTTTTAACTGAATTTAAAAGACCATCTGCGTCATCTGTCTTTGCAATTGTTTCAGCATAGTCACCAATTGGAATCTCAATATCTGATCCAAGGGCACTCGCCTCTGCATATGATTTTCCAACTTCGTCACTGATCTCGTATGCCTTAGCTAGTGGACTTTCACCTTTTGAGTTCCAGAAATTATTAAAATCATCCACCTGGAAATAAACCGAACTTGATTCACCTTCATCATTAGCACTCTCTACTAAGTTTCTTATAGCGTCTTGAGCTTCACTTGTGTTCTTAGCTTCTTTTATAGCAATACTTAAGTCATTGACCGCTTGTATTTCCTGGATCGATTCTATGGCATTCTGAGCATCATTAACAACGTCCTCTGCTGACTTAATTGGATCGTCTATAAATTCTTGTCTTATTTTGCTCGCTGCACCAATGGCAACATCGTTTATTGAACTACCTAGTGAAGTCGTCCCTTCCTGGATTGCTTGACCGATTGATACACCTTTCAGGCTTTTCTCTTTTGCAACTTGACCTACAAATTCACCGATACCTTCTCCGGCCATATCTGCAATTACATCTTTAGTTCCAGCTTTTACAAGGGCCGTTTTTCCAACTGCTTTTCCAGTTTCTTTTGCTGCCTTCTTAACTCCAGCTAATGCCTTACCAGCGAACATGTTAAATATGCCGTCAACCGCTGCTGTACCGATACCCTTTCTTTGTGCCCTTTCTATGACTGTCTGCATATACTCTTTGTTATTAAGCATCTTCTCAACTGCAATTGGATCTGTTAAATCAACCCCACGCTCCGCAAGATCCTCTGATATTGCTCCACCGATCTCTGTTAAGACTGATCCTGCAAAAGTTCCAACTCCAAAACCAATCGCTCCACCAATAGCTGTACCCTTTACTGGCACAACTGATCCTGCAATTGCCCCTGCCTTCATACCAGCGAAACCAGTGATTATAGAAGGAAAAGAATTGGCCAATGACTCTGTAGATGAATAGACAAGTCCTTTCGGTCTTATAACTGCTGATCCAACTAGCTCTAGTGTTTCACCAACTGTCTTAGCTCCACCGGCCGCAAAGTCTGTTAAGGCATCAATAATGTTACCTTTCCTTAACTCTTCATATGATCCTTTAAATTGTTCAAAGGCTTCATCAATATCTTTAACATCACTTGCCATTTCTTTGTCGAACTCTTTTGAAAACTCTGGCTTTTGACCTTTTAACTCTTGTGCTCTCTTAGCATTGCTTGATATGTTCTGTGCTATATCTTTATTATTTCCAACCCCATATGCTGACATAACAAATTGAGCTGAAGTATTTAACTGATTCCAACCTGTATAAAGTGCTGAGTCTAATTGTTTTGTGAACCTTTCATCTTTCTTATTTTTTCTTATTTTAAATGCGGCCCTTTCAACTCTCTTAAGTGGTTCTATTTCTTTCTGTGCGATTGCTGCGTGATCTGGATTTTCTAACCACTTTGATAAACCTGGATTAATCTTCAATAGTTCATCATACTGAAAAGAGTCTTCCTTTTCTTTGGCTTTAAATTGGTCTAGGTTTTTATCTACAATATTAGATGGAAGGTTATTCTTTTTAGATATATTAAATACGTCTTTACTTCTTAAAGGATCTTTAGTTGATGCAAGCTTTATCGTTTCTTTGACCACGTTTTTCTGATCACCTAACATGCCATCGACTACATCATCATATTCATTGACTGGCCCTTCTTGTTGTTCTGGTTCGTTTCCAGTTATTACTTCATCATACTCGTTATAACCGTTATCTTCCATTCTATTTCCTTCCCAACTTTTTATTTAAGTTCTTGATATAAGCTTCAAAGATCTGCTTTTCTGTAGGATCATTTATGCCTTTTTTTCTTTTGAACGATTCCTTTATTTTTTCAACGTCATCTTTAGATATTTCTTCATACTCCATCTGATCTATATCTTCCTGATTAAGTTCAAAGGCAAATTTTGTATCATCCGGACTTAAGTAATCTTTGTCAATAACCAACTTGACTCTCAGATTATCTACTATTTCTTGTACTTCATTGTTTAATACTTTACGTCCCTTTTCAAGTTGTTTTTCAGTAATAAGCTCATCAACTTTTTTCCTAAAAGATATTGCTTTTTCTGCTTCTTGTTGAGAAACTTTCCCACTATAATTAATTCCCATGCCCTTAAGTCCACCGTTAACAATATTGTTTTTAGTTTGGATACCGTCCAACAGTTTACTTGCTTCTTCTCCAGCTCCAGGTTTTCTAAGTGCGGCTTGAATTGTAGATAACTTTACAAAGTGTGAGTCATTTAATTTATGCTTATACTCCAATAGGTTTTGATCTTTAAAGGCGGTTGGCTTATCACCTGACATTTGCTGCAATTGGTAAAACACTCCAAGATCTGTCTCTATGTCTTTGCCACTTGCCTTTTTTTCTAAGTACTTTCTTATCCCATTTCTTTGTTGATGCGTTAATTTATCTAGTCTCATCCCTAAACCATCTAAGCTCATAGTTTTCTCTACTTGTAAGAAAATAGCTTCATAGTTTTCTTCTTTCTCAATTCTCTCTACTTGCTTTTGCTCATTGTATCTATTTTTAACACGACTCGTTACCTCATCTCTAACTTCGGCATCTTCAATCTGTCTTGCCTTTGCTAGTCCATCTGACATTGGTAGACCTTCACCCATAATGGTATCTGTCGCCCTCTGTGCTTGCCCTCTGATCGATGCATTATCAAGTGCTGCCTTGAGCTTAACTGCTGCTGATCCTTCAATCTCGTCAACTTTTGGATTAGTCGCTGCGTTAAAATAATCAAGTGCTATTTGATCCTGGTCTGCGTTTAGCATGTTCGTAATAACTGAAGTATGTAGTTTAGTTGTTGCTTGCTGAAACATGTTTTTTGCTGTTTGTTCATCAAGCCCTTTTCTTCCAACAAGTCCCTGGTTTACCGGCTTACCATCGGCCATTATCAAGTCACCAGTTTTGGGATCTTTAGTTCCATAAATGGCACTTTTTATCTCATCGATATTAGTCCCTATTTTGTTGGGATTAAGAATAGCTTCACTTGTTAAAGTCTCGATTGTAGATTCAAAAACATTGTCCTCGTATCTTTCAATTTCTTTTGTTGCATGTGAAGAAAATTGTGAATAAAGATCATTTCTGTTTTTCTTAGTAAGTAGTTGGAGCTTTTGCTTAAGTCTCTCTGATCCACCACCATAGTTTGTGATTTCTTCTTGTGTGAATTTATCGTAATCATTATAGTAATTCTGCATGTTCTTAGCTGCGTCCTTACCTGTCTCTCTAAAATAGCCTTTGTCTTTATCAACTGTAAGTTCTATTTTCTTCTTTCTCAGTTTGTTTGCAAATTCTTGAGCTTGAATATCTTCAGCTTTTAAAGACTCATTCTCGTTTATCTTCATCACCTGGAGTGCAGCTCCGGCCAATTGCTCACCAGCGTTAACTCTAGATGTCGTATCACCTAGTCTACTTTTAAAACCACCAACTCTGGTAACTTCTTCTCTTACTCTAGGTTCGTTTTGCGTAGGTATTCTAGGCATATATGCTCCTTATTATTTCTTTGTGCCGTATTGTTTATTTATTCCATATGCTGAAACTGCTGAGTTAACAAGACCCATAGTTCCTTGAACTTCTTGATCATATGCTTTGGCCTCTGACTGAACTGTTTTAAACCTGGTATCTAACTCCAGGTCCATTTGATCCATCTCGATTCCCATTGATCTCTTCCATGCATTGTTCTTAATTGCCTTAACATCACCCTTTGCGGCTTCTCTGGCATCTCTCTCTAGTAAAGATCCAAGTTCACCCTCTAGTTCAATGCCTTGTCCGGCAAAGCCAACTCTTTGTGATCCTAACATTTGTCTTAATTGTTTTTGTCTTAGTGAAGCTTCGTTATCACCTTGCTCGATAACTTCTTGCTGCTGTATTTCCATTTGTTCTTTTTGGAACTGTGCCATTTCTTGATTCATGGCATTTTGATTTCTTATAGAATCGGCATTACTTTTGCCTTGTTGGTATTTCATTGCACCTTGAACTAAGGTCATTGCGACCATTGTTTCTACGCCCATTATCTACTCCCTAGTTGATTGGAAACTTACCGGCCGGATATATAGCTCCTATTCCCATTGGAACTGGATCAACCTGTCTGATAAATATTCTTCCATTACTATTCCATTCTGATTGGATTATAGCACTTATTACTTCAGTTTTTAAATCATTAGGTTCGGATGGATCTTCATCTTCTCTTAGTTTTACCTCTGTAAGACCTTCAACCGGATCTAGCAAGACGTTCGGATCAATAAGTGGAGCTTTACCACCTATCCAAATACCTCTAGTATCTTCAACATGTAGGCTAACTTCTTTGACAATCTTATATTTATCACTAAGAGTTTCACCATTCGCTGTGTCAATATTCAATGTTTCAATATCTGATAAGTAAGGAAGTCCAACATGTATAACTGCATAGTTATTATCTAGTGTAACTATTCCATCTGTAACTGTAATGTCTGTGTACGAATCATTATTAGGACTCGCAACAACAAAGGCATCGCCCAGGACCGAAACATTTTCACCTTCTAAGTGTTCTAAACCACCAACTGTATCTAAAGCTCTGGCAAAAATAGATGTACCTGAGAATTTAAAACTTATTGGAACTGCAACTATGGCCTCTACTGTGACGACTGTAGGGCTTGTGTATGCTGTTACCCTTACTCTCGCTTGTTCTGTATATGTAGGATCAATAACTATAGACATCTGAATATCTCTTCCAACATCATCTGCTGTAAAGTAGTTACCACCTGTACATGTTAAAGTTAGTGAAGTGCCGGCCACCCATGAACCACCACCGGATAATTGTAGAGATAATGATGTATCTGTATTTCTTCCATCATAAGTTAAGCATGAGTCCATGAACTTATTATCTCTAATATCATTTATCTGTCTTGTGCTTAGCTTTTCGATGTATCTAACTTCGCTACCATCAACTTCTCTTAATACTGAAACATATAAGAAGTCCTGGTTTCCTTCTGGAACTACTGCAACACTCTCACATACTCCACCTAAATCGTGTCTATGCCACGCTCTTATTTGCTGGTCCTTTACATATGTAAGACCTAATAACGCTCCATCTGATCTTACGATCCATAGTATTGAGTTAGGTATTTGCTGATATGCCCAGTCTGTAATTGTGAAATTATCAAACAAGTGAGCTGAAAATATTGTTAAGTCATTCCCTCTATATCCATCAACTGCAAAGTCAAAGGAAAGATCTCGTATAACTGAACCCCTAGCTTGCTGGTATAGTGCTGATCCATCAATAACAATCGGTGGCAAAGCACCTGATCCGTTATAAGAATATTGTTTTGTATTTATTGCTGTAGGTTCAACAACTCCGGCTTCGTTTCCGGCCGCATTCCATTCACCACCACTTGTTAAAATAACAAAGCTTCCAAGATCTAAAAGGTTTTCAACTGAGTTAACTTGCCTACCTGTCATTTGAAAAGTGATAGAATCATCCGACTGTACAGGACTTGATGTAGAGAAGTTTTTGTAGTCTGAAGTTTTAGACATGAATATTTTTTCTGTGTTGTTATTTGTATTGGCAAAACAAAGTCTTTGCTGGATATAGTTAACAACTGCTGGATAGTTATTCACTCCCAGGAATGGATACCTAGCTGAAGGATACGTAACACTATCATCAACTCCTTGGCCAATATCTAAGAAACTTGTGTTTGTTGTTACTCCAAATAATGCATATGATCCAAAAGATTCTTTGTATATTCTAAACTCAACTGCACCTGCTGGAGCTGTCCAACCTATAGTGATTGGTGATCCAGTCGTAGGAACTGCCTTAGAAAGTAATTCTGCTGGTGTATATTGCATCAACCCTGAACTTGTATAAACCCCAAAGTCTGTGCTATCAATGTTTCTCAATGAGAAGGTACTTGTCGTTATTACATCCACCACAAAGAATTTATTATTTAATTCCGTTATACCATTGGACAACCCTGTTAATTTAACTGCCTGTCCAGTGATAAGTGTGTGAGTCCCCGATATGGTCACAACTGCTGGATTAGCATTTGTTATACCTGTGATTGATTCGCTGTTTAGGTTAAGTCCTGGTAACGATTCATTATTTTGATCATCAATTGCTGTTACTACATATCGATAATCATTAGTTCCAGCACTACCACCAGTGGCCACTATTGAAGTTGGGTTTGCAACTGTAGGTGCAAAAGTTAACTCGTTAAAGGTCCAATTGGTATCACCCAGTCTTAAAAGCTCTAAAGGTGGATGTGATGGATGTGCAATTGTTACTACATCACCACTTTGAACATACTTAAATTCTTTTGCCTCTGCTGCTGTATAAACTGTTTGAAGTTCATATACTTTCCTGGACTCACCACCACTGACATATGCCCCGAATGGTCCACCGTTTATATTACTATATGGTACATCTGGTGTTAGTAACTGATAACTATTTGCTGCAACCGCTGAAACTGAGAAGAGTTTATTGTTAAGCTCTGTCATCCCTTCTATTCCAGTAATTTCTATTATATCACCATTGGAATAACCATGTGCTGTAGAGCTAACTATAACTGGATCTGTCTGCAAAGTGTTGGTTATAACCTTCGCTGTTTCTTTTTGAAGTACTCCATTTTTATGTATCCTTAAATAGTATTGTCCAAACTCTAATATGTAAGTCTGATCATTACTGAATATAAAGGGTACAAGCCTGACATCATATGCTGCGAACTTGACTGGAGAAATAAACTCCGTGCCAGGTCTGTTAGATACTCCACCGTAACGCATAACCATAGAATTTTTACAAGTCCTTAGACCGGATGCATACTTTGTAACGTCAACCCTGGAGTAAATAGAAGGTGAGACTTCACCACTAGAAAAAGTTCTTTGTGATAGCGTTGTCAACCTTATACCCCGTATATTATTTGTGAGCTATCTGATTGTTTGATAACTTCATCGGTATCATCTTTTTTAACTTCCATCTCTTTAACCTGTAATTCAACACGTAGAGATTTTTCATCACTACCTTCTAACTCACTAGATACTTCAACAACTTCAACAACTATTTCCATGTTAAATTTCTGGCCAATTGCTGGTGTACCTTCCAGGTTAAGTTTCTTTAACTCTTCCTTTCCTAGTGACAACTTAAGTCCATGAGGATACTTAGGTTTGTTAATTGAAGGTGTGCTAAAATCTTTTAGTTCAATTTCTTCATAACTCATATCTATCATAACTGATCCTATCCCTTGCACCGCCTCTAGATCTGATTAGATCAGATTCATTATGGCGATCGTGTTGTACTTCGTTCATGTTTTTCTTTTTAGCAAAACCAATTTCCATCTGATAGTGCTGAAGCATTTCGGCTTTAATTCTAAAGTCATCCCCTGCTGTCAATCGTGAGCAAATAAAAGCGGCCAGTCTGTAGGAAAGGGCCATTGCAAACTCACTATCGAAAATTGATGCATCTGTTATATCTGTCGTGTACTCAACAACTGCTGAGTCCTGGTCTGTATATATTTTTCTAGTTCCACCATCTACTACTATTCTATAGGGTATTCTTGATTGTTGTGTGTCCTGTCTAGATCCTGATAGTATTCTTCTTAGTCTCAAACAATCTGTAGGATATTGGTAAGAATATCTATACTCTGTAGTTGGATCTTCCTCGACTAAACCTAGTGTTGCAAAAGTGCTGGCAAAATTCCAGTCAAGATCTGATAAAGTTATCTTCTTTGCACTCTCGTAAAAACTACGACAAGCCCTTGCTTCTTGTGATTTCTCAGTATCAACATTAGCTATTTCCTTACCTATTCCCAGGTGTGAGATTGCCATGTTTGCTATTTCTGTCTTACTTGCCATTTTGTTTCCTAGTTAAAGAAAGGAGTGGTCTTTCAACCACCCCGATCTATTAATTAAATAACTTCCGAATTACTGTCTGCATCATCTTGTTCATCATCTGCGTCATCTAGTAAAACATTAGGGATTGGTTCGGGCTTATCCTGGATAAGTACCTCGTCAACTTTTACGTTCTTACCTAGTTTCTCCATCCATTCCTCTGAGAAATGTTTTGAGTCTTTAAGTCTGAATTTTTGTCCCTCTCTGATCCTGATGTCTGCATAGTATCCAAGACGTTTTGCTTTAACTTTCATTCTAACTCCTATTTATTAACTAACTGTGAATCCATCTGCAAAATAAAAATCATTTTGGATGAACGATTGTGGAATCATGTGACATGAAACAGTAGCCGAAGGAGTTGTACCACCTAGAGTATAATTAACTCTAAAGTACTGATCACCACGGTTGTCTGCTGGTACAGGTAAAACAAACTTAGATCCTGCTGCTGATCCTCTAGGGATAGAAATTGAACTAAGTTCAACTGCTGATCCAAATCCAACATCTGAGTCTGATTGTAATGCAACTGAATAAGTCTCATCTGCATTAGCGTCATCTGCTTCAACTTCGATAGTGATAACTACGGCCATTGGTTCACCAACTCCTAAGTTTCCATCGATACCAGAATCAATAACATTTGTACTAACTGCTGTAGCTGTTAGAGCTTGACTGTCTGAAAATTGTAATTGCTTATCTATAATCATTTTAATTCTCCTTGTATTATAAATACGTTTTTAATTAAGCTACTGTAGCTTCAGTTTCTAGTAATGCATCTACTGTCTTAAGAGGGATACCTCTAAAATGAGGGATTCTCTTACCATCAACTTCTTGATACGCAAGTGCTGATCCAACCATGTCATCTCTTCTTTGGATGTCTAGGTATTGAACAACTGTACGGTTAGCATAGAAGCATGGTTTACCCATGTTAAGGTTAGGGATTCTATGTGTTGCTTTAATCATAAGGTTAACGATATCCGCTGCTGATCCTGTAGCAAGATCTGAAACATCAATGTTAGCGATACGAACAACATATCTCCAGTCCTTAAGTGCAATACCAGTTTTCCACTTAAAGTGATCTTGGTAAGCTCTCATTCTTTCACCAGCGATACCATTAGTAGTCTCGATAGTTTGAAGTCCTAGATCTTCGTGAGTTAAGCCAGCTTTAGATCCTTTTGGAAAGATACCGCAACAAGTTTGCTCGCCCCAAACAATTAACCAAACTGATGAATTGTCTGATCCTGATCCACCACCGTTAACGATGTTTTGTGCATTAGGAGCTGATAAGTCAGAGTAACGAACTGAAAGGCCGTTAAATTCCTCTGGTGATAGTGAACTATTCCCATAGAATAAAGTTGAAGCCATTTCTTGGTTCATTGCTTCTAAGAATGCTTGAGCTTCAGATAATCTAAAAGAGTTTACGTTACCGTTAAGTTCCGCTACTTCTTGATCTACTTCACTCCATGCTTCTAGCATTCCGCATTGCTCGTCAATTTGTGCAGCTAGTGATTTACTTGGTTGAACTCCTTGATTTAAAAGTCTCCAGTAAACTTGTGGTAAACCTGTTCTTACAGTGATTCTATGACCTGTAGGTAAGTTACCTTCCATGAATTTCATGTCGTCTAGAATTTCGTTTGTTTGTGCAAGTAGTTCAACGATCTTTGGTGTTTTTCCATCTGGATCGATTCTTTTTGCAAAGTCAATAAGTGTTAATGCGTTTGATGATAATGTTGCCATTTAAAACTCTCCTTAGTTTTTAAATTAATTTAATTACTTCCATAAAAATAATCTTCTGTTCTTTTTTCGCCACCAAATTCCTTGCCACTAACGAGTGTATCATCACTCATGGCAGCTCCAATGGCCGATACAAACCTGACAAATTCCGGATTGTCCCCATAACCTGTCTCACGTAGCATATTAACAAAGTCCTCTGAAGCATATTTGCCGACTACTCTTTTAGCATTCTCAACTGTAGTCTTTAAATTGTCTCCACCCATTACTTTGTCGTTTACAACCTGATCTCTCCACTGATCTTTCTCAGCTTCAATAGCTTCAGTTTTTGACTCAACCCACTTCGCAAGCACTTCTTCCTGTTTGTTAAGCATCCCTTTGGCCACATCTTCAGATATGTTATTCTCAACTAAAAAAGATTCAATCTCTTCTAAAAAAGAATTGTCCATTAGGCTATTCTCACTTAACTCCAGCTTATATTGTGCTGTCTCTTTTAGATCCTCGGACTCCTTAACATCGTCACCTGACTCAGTTTCTTCCTTAGACTCTGTGATTTTATCACTGTCTGCGGCTTCTTCTTTTGTCTCGTCAATTGTCTTGTCATTCCCAGGTTCAGCTCCGTAAAGACTGTCCTCAACTGTAGTTTCTTTTATTTCATTCTCTGCTGGTTCTGTAACCACCGTTTCTTTAACTTCCATTTCTGTTTGTTTACTCATTAGTTCTCCTTACCTTTGTTATCTTTCATTAGTTTTAAAAGTAGATTCTCATCTGCTTGTGTAATTTCTGACATAATGAAATGACCTAAGTCTTGTTTACCGGCAAGGTAACTCATGGTTGAATGTTGCTCATTGAATACAGTGTTGAAAGTGTTGCAATGTTCAAGTATTCTCCAAAATAACCTACGTCCACTAATACTAGAAAGTACTGTGCGAATGTCGTTAAGTTGTTGCTTCCTTAAATCTTTTTCTTTCAACTCTGCTTTTTTAACTTGTTTCGGGTCTGCTAAGTTATTCACTTACTGCCCCCATTAGTTCATCCAATGCTGATCCTTCATCCATCTTGGTTTCACTCAAAGTTTTGCCGGCCGCAACTGCTTCCTGTGCTTGCATTGCTTGTTGCTCTGCTTGCTGCTGTGCTGCCCTTTGTTCTTTGATCGCTTCCATTTCTTCTTTACTCGTTATAAGACTTTGTGGAACTCCCACATAATCCCCGTATAAATCAATTGTTTCTTCAGTGTTAAGTTTATCAAGTGCTGTCGGATCGTATTGTGCCATCTGTCCAACAAAGCCTGTAAACCTTTCAATGTTACCAATACCAGCAAGTCTCTGTGCTTGTGCCATTATTGATATGTACTCAACTTTATAGTCCTGTCCTTTAAGTTCCTCTGGTATTTCTGGCAATAAGTCTTGCTTATCCATTATAGCAAAAGTGTTTTCAATTAAAGGGTCTAATAAGTCTTGATTTATTCTCTCTAAAACTGGCCCTAATGCCAAGAGTTTTTCTTCATGTCTTTCTTCTATTTCTCTCGCTGTGATCTGTCGTCTATCTGACTGTGCTAACATCAAGAAAAGATCTTCATAATAAGTCCTTGATATTCTCTGTCTTATCTGATCCTGCTTATTCTCAAGCTCCCTTGCATCAAAGTCTATTTCAAACAACCTTCTAAAACCCTTAGATCCTTCCCTTTCATCCAGGTAAGTAATATCACCAGGAAGAATAGATGCCTTTTGGTTTTGAAGTGCAATAGGTCCAACCATTGCCGGCTTGATTTTTTGATCGATTGCTGTAGCTATATTCTTTTCACCAAATTGTAACTGTCTAACGTCACCAATACAAATCATACCAGGACAATTAACTCCATAAGTATCTTCACCAACAACTTCCCAACGTGGTGCTAATACAGGAAAGTAATCAAAGCCTTTTTCACTTAAGAACTTACCTGGATAATCAACTGATAAATTGTTTTGGTTAGACTGATTACTTGCACCTTGCTCATAATATACTGAGCTAAATTTCTTATATTTTGATTCTAAGCTATCCGGTCTATGATCATCGTTAGGTAAAACCATATGGCCAATATTAACCATGCTTTCAAGTTGTCCTCTGTCATATTGATATCTTACATTTTCAGATAACTTACTCCAGTCTATTTGCATCCCATTTTTACCAGGCTTAGGTGATCCAAACTTCTCGATAAGCTGTCTAACTGACATCTGGAACTCTCTATAAAACACTCTAACTCTTCCTTTATGGTCGTTAGCTATCATGTATGAACCAATAGGGAAGGCAGTAAACCTAACCGTATCATCCATATCTTCTTCCATGAAAAGACAACCCGTTCCAAAAGTTCCCATGTCTCCATATATTGTAGGAAGCACGTTATATAAATTACTTCTAAGAAAGATTGATCTCATCTTTTCTGTGGTGTCCTGGAAGTATTTCTTTATATTAGTGTTAGGTGCTTTATCACCTGATCCTGGAGCTAAATTGAACCATGATCTTGCTGGTGAAGTGATACCCGTCATCATACCACTTGATAATGTTCTAGATGCTAGTGTAGCTGTAGAGTCAATAATATTAAAGTTCCTACGATCGCCACGTTTTGCATCTGATATAAAAAACCTTGAACGTCTAGGAAGGATATAATCTGAAAGATCTCTCCAATATGTCCTAAATGAGTCACGGTCTTCACGTAGTTGCTTCTCTACGACATTGTAATATTGTCGCTTTGATAAATAATTATACCCTTTTGGTGACTTGTCCTTGTCATTCATATCTATAATCCTAATAGGTTTTTCTTACCTTGATTTTCTGAACCACCGTTATCACCTAGTGAGTCGGTTAAGATAGTCCCTGATCTTCCAGTCTTTCTCTTCTTACTTCCTGTTCTTCCAATTGCTGAGTCTCTCATTCCCTCTGCATCGGATCTTGCTTCGCCAAGTGCTTTTTCATCTTCTTGTTTCTTTTTGGCCATAGCTATTTGTTTAGTCTGTGCTTTCTTAGCTTCCTTCTCAGCGGCTTTTTTCTTCCTAGCGTTAGTTCCGTCCAGCTCGTTATATACACCCCTTGTTTCCCTTGCAAACATATTGTTGACAGCAAGGTCTTTGCCCAGGATATCTTCTTGTTTTTTACCTATCTCGTTATAAATATTTTCAAATACATTACCACCACCGCCTGAACTCATACCTACTCCCTTAAGTCTTTCATATAAATAGTATCCATCACTGAATATTCTAACCTTTTTAAAATTAAACTCCAATCATTAAATCTTGTCACTGATCTAAAAATAAAGCTTATACCTTCTCTTTTCAATTGATTCTCGCACCATATTAAAAATTTTATACCATAACCACGCTTGTTACTAGAAATAAATAATACATCCTGGTTAGCTTGTAAGTGATCAACGTGTTGCAAGTGTTTCTGGATTATAAAGGTCGAGTATCCGATAAGCTCATCATTCTCTCTTATTGTAAACGCTCTTAACCTATTCATCGATATAAGTTTGTGGTATGTATCAACATCTAAGTTCACGTTCAACCCGAAAAAATCAAGCTCTGTATTGTTCTCTTTAAATAGAGGTTCGGCTTCTTTTAAGAATATATTGAAACTATCCACTGTATTTATCTGGTGATATGTTCTCATCTCATAGCCTTGAATGGATCGTACTCTGAATTATAACTCGATACGTTAGATCTTAAATGTGCATACTTATCTGCTGTCGGCATGTCTGGATGTGCGAATGTAAGTGCCAATGCATCTGCAATATCTGGTGAAAAGCCTAGTCGTTTCTTGATCTGTTCTTTAGACTCCAGCATGAACTTACCATTTTTGATGAAGTAGTTCACTGAAGTTAGTTCTTTTTTAAGCTGGTTACATTTAGGTAAACAACCACCTTTTCTTATCCATGCGGCCATTTCTAGCCACATCTCACTTCTCTTGTTAAAATATCTAGGATCAGTAGCTTTAGAACTGAAGTGGATTGGGATAGGTGACTGTCCTGATAGTTGAAGGGAGTCAACGACTGATCCACCAAAACCACCGGTGTCATCAACAAATTCTAGTTCACTTTTCCACTTACTCTTTGCCATCAATATACGTGCGGCTACCTCTGGACCGTTGGCTTTTCTCATAGTGGCATATTTAAAACCAGCTAAACCCTGTCTAGGAAAGATAACCGTTGCATCCATTCCACCCCTGGCAACGTCAATGCCTAGTCTCTTTTGAGCGTAATTATAATCTGTGATCTTTATGGTTCGTTCCATTGCCATCTCTACTTCTTGTATTGATAGCAGTGAATTGATTGCTGTTTTAGGGAAGTGCCCTAGTATATATGATGCTACCCAGGGATCGTCACGGCCATTCTCATCTATTTGTTGTTGTGCCCACTCTTTGTCTATACGTGGTGATCTCTCTGGATCTTCAGGATCGCCAGTGATTCTTATCACGTTCCAATATTTAGAGGTCGATGCCATATAAAGCATTCCTGTAACACTGATTGGATTTCCAGCTTGTAATATTTTACAAAAACCACCACGTCCTTTAGTTTCTCCGGCCGCTTGCTCCGCTGCTTTAGCTATCTGATTAGGTATATCACCCGACTCATCTATTAAAAAAAGGACATACTTACTATGTATCCCTGATAATGTCTTCCCGATTGTCTCCATGTTAGCTGACTGTGGGAATGACCTTGCTGACATGAACCAGGTTTCAGGATGATCATTGGCATATATCCTAGATGCGGTCCACGTAAAAGCTGCTATAAGATACCCTGATCTTTGTTGCCACTTAGATAGCTCAACCCATAAATTATCTCTTAGATTGTCTGCTGTAATTGATACGGCCGCACCTTTTGGATGTTCACCAGGTTCACCATAACATGAAAGGAATAACCAACCGCACCATGAAAGGACCGCTGACTTTCCAGGACCGGCACATGCTTGTAATGAGATACGCATCATGTCGTAATCTCCATCAATGAAATATTCCAGGGCTTTTACTTGCCACAAGTCCGGTTCTGCTTGGAAGTTATCCCTAACAAAATCAACTGGATTTTCTCTCCAGTATTTAATTTGCTCGTATGCTGTCATCTATTCCTTAAGATATCTTAGTTATTTTAACCTGTGCGTAAATAGTATTAACTGAAAAGTTCGCACTTAATCCATAACCAAATGATCCGGCACTTGTTTGACATCTGTGCTGAAACTCATAAACTTTAGTTGATGCAACTGTTACAACTCCGGTGCATCTACTCATAGTCCCTGCGTTGGAAGCTGATCCTGAGTATTCCGATGAGCCTAGTATTTCTGTTACCGTATCTGTTATGTTTTCAAATCTTGTTTGATGGCCATTAACATTGGCCGCTGGTGCTGTTGCTTCTATATGATAAGTTCCGGCCGTTAAAGTTATCTGGTTAGATGATAATGAGACTGATCCTGTTGCACCTGTTAAAGTGTTTAGATCTCTAGTTCTCCATGCACCATTATTAAATGTACCACCAAAAGAAGCAGCGGTTTTAACATCCTTCAAATAAGTAACCTCGACTGTACTACCACCGGCTGCTGGATCTTGCCACGTTGCTGCTGTCCCTGATGTCGCTGTTAGTATCTGTCCTGTGGTCGGAGCTGTAGCCGCTGAAACATCGATAACTGTAGTCGCTGAGTTTAGAGCATCTGTAGTCCCTGAGTTTCCTGTGACATCTGTTTGATCGCCTGTATTTGTCCCTGACTGATTACCTAGTAAAGTTTTCTCCGCATCTGTGAAGGCATTGGTGTTTGCTTCTAATTCATACGCAACTTTGATTTCCGCACCTGTCTGATCTGCTGTGGCACTTGCTTCTATACCGTCTAACTTGCTTGCATCTGTCGCTAAGTTTCTTGTGTTAAGTGTGCCTACTCCACTCATATTACCAGAGTCATCAATGATAACTGCTGAGTCCTGAATTAACTTCCCTGTTACTGTGTCATACCTTGCAACTGCATTATCTGTCGCAACTGCTGGCCCTACTACGTCACCAGAACCACCACCACCGCCACCTGTACCATACTCGGTATCAACTCCGGCATCATCTAGTGAGTGAAGTTTCTTTGTAGTTGAATCTACATATAAAGCTGTACTACCACTTTCTGGAGTAGTTGGTGCGGTGTCGTTCTTAATTGTTATCTTGCTCATGGTTTCTCCTAACTTCTTTTATATTCTCTTAAGCTTATTCTTATTGATAACTCTGTGGCATTGGTATCTGTGTCTGCTACAAAATATAGTACATCTGTAGGTGATAATGGAAAACCAACGGGATCGGATATTGATATCGTATTCTCTACACCGGTATCTACTGTACTTCTAAAGACTTCAAATCTAGTCTCAAACTGTCTATTGAAAACATAACCCTTAATAAGAACTTTAGGGGATGAACCACCACTTGTCTTATTACAATTGATCCACAAGAAATGTGATACCGCATCACTGTTAGAGTCAACAAAGAATATAGCTTGTTGTGTAGTCGAGTGCCCTGCTGGAATTACTGCTTGAGTAGTTCCACCTGTAGTCTCTGTTATTAATATATCGTTAGTGTTAAAAGTAGCTGATCCCGATGATGATAATGCACATCTATTTATTCCAAGACCACTAAAACTTGTAACATCTGATCCTGTATTCCCTAATACGTGAGTCCCTATTTGTTTTAGTCCATCACTATCTATATATACAAAATATAAAGTTAAAGCACCTGTCGTGCCTAGTCCATCTGTGCCGCTGTTATATGTGATAGTGAAAGTTGAAGCTGTAGTCATTGGTGTGAAATTGGTTGTTGTGGCCCATATTGTTTGCTCACCACCGGCATTTGTTAGACCGCTTCTATATCCAAACTTATTAAAGTTAGATACACCGCCCCTTCTTCCGATTGCAACTTCATCAACAAAACTTGATGGTCTTACTGTCATTGCATCTGTGTCTCTGCCTATGGATTGGTTAAGTGGAGCTGATGAAGGTACAAAATTATTTCCATAGTATGTCGTTAGTCTTAGGTATGTTTGATCTGTGCCATTGTTAACTAACCTTAGTCTGAAGTATCTTCCAAGCTTAACTGCTGTATGAAACTCTGGTATGTTTGCCGATACCTCAAAGCCCGAAACTGGAAAGGTACTATCCCAATTTATACCATCGTTAGAAAAGTCAAAGTATAAAGTTCCGGCTACATCTGTTTTTAATTGAATACCAACGTGGGGCAAGTCGTTTTGCTCGCCTGTGCCTGTGAATGTAGTTCCGGCAAGTAGTGGAGTAACCGAACTATTTCCAATAGAAATTGCTCCGGTGTCTCTAAGTAAAGTCATAATCTATCCCGTTATATATAAGTGAAAAACTTTCCCTGTCTTTTATGGTTGGTGAAGCTGTCCCCTGTATTGTTATATTTAAAGTGTTGTCACCACCACTTCTATTAGTAACTGTTATCTGTGAACCTCTACTTACAGAGCTAAAACTTGTGGTTATCCCTGATACTGTCTGTCTAACCACCTCAAAGACCTCTATATTTATAGTCTCGCTTACATCTGTATCTATTATCCTACTTAAAACCTTACCATTAAAGATAACAAGTTCACCATTAATAACAAGGTCGCCATCCAGGTTAAGTGCTTCATACACTATCATCTGCTGTCCGCTTGGAATTGTTAACTCTTTACCTAGTTCAACGTCTATATATGAGAAATTGATCTCATTAGGATCAACAAGATCTAACTTTCCTGTCAATGGATTGAACTTAAAGGGCATTCTTCACCACGCTAAGTAAAATTTTCTTTGCCGTGTCCTGGTATGTGACTGTTATGTTTCCAAGATCAACTGCATTCAAGCTGTATGTATATACTTCTGTTAGTGCCGTAGGGTATGTCGCTGTGATTGTATCATACGAACCGAACGCTCCATCTGTTAAGACTCTTACATCCAATAATCGCTTGTTACTTCCATCATCTTGTAATACATCTGTGGCCGTTATCTCTGAGTGATCAACGGTTGTGCCAGGCACATGCTCATTAGGTCCTGATATTCTTTGACTCACTGTGCATCCTTGAGTTTCATATTCTCAATTTCTATGTCTGCCAATATCTTAAGGTTAAATTCAAGATGCTTTTTAAGATCTTCTATGATTTTCTTTTGTTTACCTAGCATGATAGCTGCATTTTTGATAACTGTCTCATGGTCCTGGACCACTTGTTCAAGTTCTGCATATGAAAGTTTCACTATGATATCGTTTGTTTCTTGCTCCATTGTAGTCATTAATCTTCCTTTAGTGTTGATAACTCTGATATATATAACATGTAATCCAGGACTCTATCAATTGGCCCTACAATTCTCTGATCATCTGTGAGAAATAAAAGGATAAATCCAATGGTTAGTGTAACGAAAAAAGGGATTACTAATACTAACCTGATAAAATACTTCATTCCTTGTCCTTCATAGAGTTTCCAATGATCTGTTCAAGTGTTTGTGACATACCGACTTCCATCTTATCAGTAAATAACTTTAAATGTTTACCTAAATTTTCAAGCGACTTGTCTTTATTCCAGAGTTTGACCTTAACTACTTTGACAACCGCTAACTCTTCTCCGGTATCTCTGTCTCTTTCAACTCTTTCTTCTATATCTATATTTTGAATTGTTTTTGCTACGTGGTCCGGGATCTCAGATATGTTTTTAAAAGTGCCATCATCATTTAACATGTCCTTTACACTTGAACTTGCTATCTTGTGAAGCTCCCCTAGAACAAAGTTAGCATCAATCTTAACTTCCTTTATTCTTTCCTGATTAAGCTTATACACTAATTCTAAGATGTTAGCATTTGACAACAAGCGTGAACCTTGCTGCCTTGCTGTATCTTCGCTGTATGAAGCTCTAATAGCCGCCTGAGTGGCATTCAGGTCTATGATGTACTCATGGCAAAATCTTTCTTGCTGCGGTGTTAGTTCGTTCTGATCACTCATAGTAATATTAGACTCCAAAAAAATTTAATTTACAATATATTGGCATATAAAAATTTCAAAGTTAAGAAAAATATATGTAAATAATGTTGTACTCTTGTCAAGTATGTGCGATAATATACTTCTTAAATATAACACATATCAATGATATGCACCAACCAAAGGATGAGTATGAAAGATCTCAAGTTCCAAAAATTAGTTCCATTTAACATGCAAACGTCACCCTGGAGAATCAATGTAGATCATACATTAAGGAAAGTTCCAAGGTGTCACGATAAAGAATCGATTGTTGTTACCAAAACAATAGAGAATGTGAATGGTGAACCTATCACTAGGGATCTATTTAGCCTGGATGCCGATGGAAACATAAAGATAACTTGTGAAAGTCAGTTAGCCGACCAGGTTTACTATGCTGATAATGATAAAAGAATCGTCTTGCTTGATGCGTTACGTAGAGGTGTAGAGGATCAATACGATGAATGTCCACCACACGGCATTGATAAAGAAATTATTGAAGATATTGAAAAAATCATAACTAAACTTAAGAGGAGATAATATGAAAAACCAAGAAACTAGAAAAGCAACCGTATCAGTTCGTAACATGCCTTTAGATGTATGGAGAAAAGCCAGGAAAGTAGCGATTGATAGACAAATAAGTATGACACAATACATCATGGAATTGATTGAGTCGGATAGCGTAGCGATTCCTGGACCTAAAACTGAGATTGATACTGTGGACCTCGCCAATGCTTTAAATCTTATACTAAATAAAAAAGGATAAATCATGAAACATCATACCGAATTTAATTTTACTCATACTTTAACACAATACGTTGATGATCGTGAAGTAGATGAAGAGTCAATTGACCTAACAATTGTGGTTAAGGCATGTCTTGATGTAACTCCAGGATATGAAGGTCTTGAATGTAGCTCAAGGATCTATGACAAAACTGGTGAACAAGATCTTACCGATGTCATTAGGTTTTTTAATAAAGAGTTTTCAATGGAACTTGAATATCTCATTGATGAAGAAGTGAATAAAAATATGGCCGAAGCTTTATGTGAATGGATAAATGAAGGTCTAATCTAAATAAATTTTATAGGAGAAATTATGAAGAAGGCAAAAATTATGGATATATTATCCGAAAAAGATTACAGGACTTGCGTAGAGATTACTAAAACATGTAGCGATTATGAGATGTGCAAGGAAGTCGCTCGCATTGTTTTAGAACCAAACATTAGATCAATCGACAAGATCCTAGGTCAAAAGAATGATCCGTTATACCTGGCATATGCAATTGTTTACGCTATTGAGTCTGGTAAGCATAAGGAATTTTAACATGTTGATGGATGTTTTAATTGTTTTTGTTTTGTCGTTACAAGTGCTTTTGCTTTATGTCTTAAGCCAAATAGGTAGATAGGAGTTTATATGTATATTGATCCGTTAATTATTGTTGGAATTGTAATACTTGGCTTGAGGTGTACTCACAAAACAATGTATCCAATACCAAAAGAAAAGGAAGATGTGATCATTTTTAGGTCACAAGGTATTTTAATAGGAATTTTAGTGCCATTAGTCATTCAAGTTATAGTGAATATTTTTGTATTTATAAGTGAAATAATTTAACCAAAGGAAAAAAGATGAGTGATCAACTAGATCTAATCAAACAAGAAGAGAAACAACTGGTAACTATGGAGAGTCAAATTTTAGAGCTATCCATGCGTCCTGATTTCGATCCTGACAAGCTTTCAAAGTTAATTGATATGCAAGAAAGGATTGAGAATAGACAAGCTGAGAAGTCTTTGAATGCGGCCCTTAGTGGTTTCCAAAGAGAATGCCCTATTATCAACAAAATTAAAAAGGCACATAACTCAAACTATGCACCGTTTGATGAGATTGTCCACGTTATTAAACCATTTTTAGGGAAGTACGGATTGTCATATTATTTCGATACTAAGAATGTCGATGAAAGAACAAGCATGATAACCATTACAATAAAGCATGCCGATGGTGGTCAATATAAATCAGAGTACTATTACGAGAAACTAGATGATGGTGGAAAGATGAATCAATCTCAAAGAAGAAAGTCCGCACTTACGTATGCGAAACGTGCGGCCATTGAGTCGGCTTTAGGTCTTGCGGTCCAGGAAGAAGATGATGATGCGAATAGGGCCACTGATATCTCTGCAACTGAAGAACAAAAAAGTGAGATTCTCTCAATTGCAAAGAGTACTGATACAGATATGCCAAAACTTCTAAAGTTCCTAAGAGTTGATAACCTGGATATGCTAACTTCACTCGAAGCTAAAAAAGCTATTAAGGCATTGATGCAAAAAAGGACTGTGGTCCAAGGTGGTCAAGATGTTTAGAACCTTAGATGTTGAACAAAACAGTGAAGAGTGGTTCAAAGCCAGAGGTCCACTCATTACTGCTAGTGAATTTTCAAAGGTAACAACTCCAGCTAAATGTAAAAGATCAACTTCACTTGAGACTTTGATCAATAAAAAAGTCGCATTCCTACTCACTGGAAAATTAGAAGATAACTTTCAAAGTGAAGCGATGAAGCATGGTAACGAGACTGAAGATGAAGCTTTAGAGTTTATCAACTTCACTAGGGATCTAAACTTTGAAAAGATCGGCTTCCTGGAGTCTATGGAAGTTCCTTGTGGTGGTTCACCCGATGCTATAAACCTGGAAGATAGAATAGGTCTAGAAATAAAATGTCCACAACCTAGTACTCACGTTGGTTATCTTTTAAAGAACGAACTACCAACTACATACTTTTCCCAGGTCCAGGGATTGATGATGATTACAGGCTTTGATCGGTGGGTATTTGTTTCATACTGCGATGGTATGTCACCTTTATATCTGGTATGTAAGAGAGATGAGACATACATCAATGCATTGAG